ACGTTCACCACTCTTGCTCTCATATAAAGACTGCCACTCGTTCATGAAGACACCAGTATCAGGGCGATCTGTATAGACGGCAGAGTTATTAGCCAAAGCTCTCTCTGGATTTGTTACGTGCCATGCACCAGACTTGGCCGACCTCATACGATCATCTGATAGATTAGATAAAGATATGAGGGCTGATCTACGTACACCACCAACAACTACAACCTCTCCAATCTTACATACGATGTCATGACATTCGATAGAGCTTAACTTCCTGCCTCTACTTTCCTCAAACTTACGTATGGTAAAGTCAAACAAGTCCACCAATGGCTGTGGTCCACTGGCTCTACCACCAAATGTTTTCAGCCTTGATCCAGCAGGACGTATCTTACTAACGTCTATCTTTGGAATACGATTCGTGTATAGATAGGATACTAAATCCTTGAAGGCTCTGGCCCATCCTTCCTTTGAATCAGCTATACTTATTACGTCATCGGTTCTTTCAAATTCTATATTAGGTATGGTCGGTAGTTGATTAACATACTGTCTCTCCACAGAGAAGCCAACTCCTGTGCCATTCATTAGCACATAGAGGATCTCGTCAAAAGATTTAGGATTGTCCACAGGTATATACGAGCAGTTATATCCAGCTATGTTCTCTCGTTCCAAGGCTGGTCCAGCAGTCATCAATGATCTCATGCTTGGCATTACCTCCAGAGATAGGATGGAGTTCTTGATCATGCTCCAATCCTTATCATCAAGCTGGTTCTTAACGCCAAGGTTATTCTCCACATGATTACGGAAGAAAACTATTAATCTATTTACGGTTTCATCCCATGTTTCTCTACGTCCCTCCTCTTCTATCCATCTTGAATAGCGAGAGAGATATATAAAAGACTGATACTCAGTCGGTAGGTTCATCCACATTCTCCCCATATCTAAGTTCCAATATCATTTGTGCATAGTGAATAATCTTCTTAATGTCCTTTGCCCCTTCACCTTTGGTGCGATGACGGGTTACATACTTTACTATATTTCCTTCAAAGAAGTCAAGTTCATTCGCATAAATATATTCAACTGGTTGAATCTGTAGTTTCTTATAATGATCACCACCTACTTGATAATCTCTGATTGACATAGTAGCTTCTCCTATTCCTTATCCTCTGATAACATTCTATAAATATGATATCTAAATGATCCCTGTTTGTTGGAATTAATAACTTCATATGCAAAACTTCTTACGTATCCCGGTTCAACTCCAGCTTGATCACATACAAATTCAAAATTATCACATGTCACACCCACACTACAGAAAAACCAAGCCTTTGCCTTACCATTATTTACTAATCCTTTTATGTTTGAATTAGTAGCATCAAGTAAAGCCTGAAGAATAACAGCTAAATATAATCTTCGTTCAGGGTATTGTTGATCATATAGAATAATCGGATCTACAAATATGTCATCTGTATCTTTGATCTTCATCTATATAATTTTCAACAGGACGATACCATTTGCCTCCCACATACGAATTGTAGAAGGCAGGTTCATCTGTTCCCTCCAAGACGGTAGCTAATACATTATACTTCATTTGATAATAACACTCATAGTATCTTAAACTCCTTTTATTTTTGTACTCAGCTATAACTTCAAACTTAAAATGTTTCTTTCCTAATTTTTTTATGTCCTCCAGAAGAGCTTTAGAAGAACCCATATAAACTTCCCATTTAGATTTCTTCTTCCCTTTACCCAACAGATATTGTTTACAACCTATGTAAGCCTTGCCAGTTTTCTTATTGGTTATAATATAAACGAACCCAAACTTATTTAAATTAGGAACAAATCTCTTACGCTTATCCCTTACCTTCCAATGCATTACCAGTTAAATACTTCAGGGACTTCAGGAGTTTTAGAAACATTTGATAAGTACCTGTTCCCATGTGCATATTTAAACACACGTAATCCTTGTCCTTGATTAGCATCTTGCCAACAAAGTTTTTTATGATTGCAATACACACAACCAATAGCTAGTTTACGATTACCAGAAGCTCCATCAGCAACATCCGAATAACATTTGGAAGGAGGAGAAGAACTATCCATAGCTTTCTTTAACTGTTTAATCTTATCTCCTGCATTAATCATCTCCATAGAATGCACAGGTGTAAGACAAATCTCCCCTGTCTGTTTATTAATAACAAGGAAGGCTGCTTCATTAGCATCGTTTCCTTCTGCATAGGCAGAGATTTGTTCTATGTACCCAAAGGGATCATCATCTTCCAGTGTACCATATTTAAATTTATCAAATCCTCTATGAGATGTACTCTTACAATCTACCAGAACCCCATCAATCTTACAATCCTGATGACCTTTAACTCCTTCCACATGAATTTCTTTCTGTGCTTCTGTTACTTCATGTCCAGACAAGACAGAGAAAAGAATTAAAAGTTCTTCCAGAATGTGACCATATAAAAATTTAATACGTGTGCTAGGTTCAAACGGAATTGCCTGATCACTACACTGATTGTCATACCACAGTTGTCTGGATGGTCTTCCTATTCCAGATAAACGGAGTCCCTTTCTGTATACAGGTTTCTCCTGTAGAAATTCTTTAACGTGTCGAGTAACATGTTGTGCAAATAGACTAACCTGTTTATCAATTTTATCCTGATCCAGATCATTACCTTCTGGACCTAATAAACTGTAGATATCCTGTACTAATGTGTCTATTGTTTTCATATAAAAAGGGAGGGGGGTGAAAGAGTAAAAAACCCCCTCCCATACTCCTTTCTTTAAGATGCTAGGGAAATTTCTTCATCAGTTTCGTCGGCAGAGTATCCCTTGGAATGAACCTCAAAGTCTTCTCCATCCGCCTCAGAAGCATAAGGAACAAGTTCCATTACCTGAACACCCAACAAGTGTCCACTAATACCCTTACGACCACCAAACTCCCAAGGATAAGCCCTGTATCGTACATTAACAGTTGAGCCATTCCCAACAGCCGTGTTCATAATGGTACGTTTTTGTGCATCCACAAGAGTAGGAGCACGATTAAGTTCTCCTGTCTTTTGGTTACGAACCTTCCGCTTAACAGTAACAAAGTCACCACGTTCATCCTTCTTGTTCTTAACTTCCAAACCATCAGCTTGAACTGTAGCCAGACTTTCTTCATCCAGATTGCATATATCAATGGACCAAACCCCATCACTATCAAAGGTAGTATTGGGAGCCACAACGGAGGCCCAGAATGCTGTTCCAGAAATAACACTTACAGATCTTTTTACTTCAGACATATTTTATATTTCTCCTTTGTTGAATTTAAAATGCATTATGACATACTCTAAATATAATGTCAAGAACTTTTTTAATGTGTCTTAGCCCATGTCTCTCCTTCTTTCCAAGTACTATCTAAAGGACAATTAAATTCTAATTTTTTCTCCGTATATTGAATGGCTTCCTTGGTTATCTTACCAAACTCCTTTATATCTTTCTTGGCAACCTCAAACTGATACTCATCATGAATGGAGGCTACCAGCTTGGCATCCAAACCAGATTGTTTAACTCTTTGCGTCATGTTTATTAACCAATCTTTACACACCACAGCTCCTGCTCCTTGTAGGTAGGTATTCAAGGCAGCATGGGGTGATCTAATCTTTAACATTCGACCATCTACTCCCTCTATTTTGTGTAGAGGTTCCTTTAAATATTCTAATCTAATCTTCTCTCTGGCTTTTTTTAAGGCTGGCATGTTCTCTAAAAATTTCTTTATTAATTTTTCTCCCTCTTTATAGCCAGCTCCAACTATTTTACCAATCTTTTCTGGTCCTGCACCATAACAAAAAGCATATATAAATGTCTTGGCTTGATCTCTGTTGGTTAAACCAGCCATCTTCATGTTGGCTGTATGAACATCCCCATTCAGTACTTCATCTGTATAAGCTTTGTTATTCATTAGTTGAGCTAAACACCTAAGTTCAAGACTAGAGGCATCCGTACCAACAAGGCTATGTGTATGAGGATTAGATACAGTCCAACAATCTCTGCATTCAAAACCAAAGGGACTTCGTATGGCCGGTATCT